CCTGCGGCTGTCACCGGGAAGTCCTCAGCGGAGCTGAACACGCCCGAGGTGAGGCCTGCAAGGTAGGCCGCCACGTCTGCGGCATCGAAGTCGAACCCGTTGGCGGGGTATAAAACGATTTTGCTCAAAAGATCATCTCCTTACAGCTTGCGCCAGACCGGCGTACCCAGCCGCACGGTGCGGGTGGTGCTGTCGCTCTGGCTTTGGGTGATGACATCGGCCACCCGGACGGTGGCCTTGTAGCCCAGCTCCGGGATGGTGCAGAAGGCCACGTCACCAGGGGAGAGCCCCTCGGCATCGATGGTCAGCTCAATGGAGCCGGTGCGGAGCTGTTCCAGCAGCTTGTTGGTGCCCCGGGCCATGAGCCGCTCGAGGTAGGCTTGGCTTTTGGTGGTCTCGCCCTTTTCCTCGTCCGGCTGCACATCCCGGGCATCCACATAGAGCTCCCGCCGGTCGGCTCCGGTGACATCGGTCAGGCCCACGGTGACGGTGGCCCGGTTCTCGCCCTCGCCAGCGCCCTGCACCACAGCAACGTTGGCGTAGTCGCTGTCGCCAAAGGCCCACGCGGCCTGCTGCAGGTTGCCCCACTTGGTGGAAAAGCGGTTGTTGGGGTCGGCGGTGGGCCGGTAGACCTCGAACAGCAGCTTCTTATCTGCGTTCTTGCCTGCCAGCCGTACCCGGAAGCCCAGGTCGCAGGCCGCGCCGATGGTCATCAGGTAGTCCATGATGCTGCCGCCGGAGGTCTGGGCGGTGTAGGTGGTGTCGAAGCCCACAGCAGCACCCAGCTCCAGCTTGGGCCACGGCTGCATGGCACTGACCAGCCTGCGCATGGCGGCTTCCGCGTTTTCACTCTTCACGGTACTGGTGCAGGCCCGCTTGGTGAAGATCCACGTTCCCGGGAAACCGGTGACCACTAAGTTGCTGTCGGCGTTCTCGTTGCTCCGGTGGCAGATGCGCATGGGCACGTCGCTGTCGGCGCGGCGCAGCCAGCGGCCCTCCCGGAGAAGGGACAGATTCTCTTCCGTGGGTCTGACTTCCAGCGTGAACTCACCATCGGTGTTGTAGGGTTCGTCCCAGTAAAGGCTCACCCACACCTCCACCCGGCCCAGCCGAGCAAGAGTTAGTTCATCCAGCACATCCAGCGTCATGCGATCACCTCCGGCAGAATGCCCGAAACCATGGGGTAAAAGCGCACCGTCACCTGCAGGCTGGTCTCGCCGCTGTCGGCGGTGGCTTTGAGTAAGTTGTCCCCGGGGGCCAGCTCCAGCAGGTCGCTGTCCTCGTCCAGCAGGGCGAAAATGTTCTCCTCCGTGCCGTCCTCTGTCCGCTTGACGGCCAGCTTGTCGGTGGTGGTGCGGTAGATCTCGATGACCTGCCCGGGGGTCAGGGTGGTCAGGATGCGGATGCTCTGGCCCGTGATGATGTTCAGCACGGTGGGGTTGACCACCGCACCGTCGCTCTTGAGGGTGGCCGTGAAGGGCACAGCCAGCGCCCCGGGGTTATAGGCATTCAGCCAGCCGACAGAGGTACGCACACCGAACCGGTGGGGCTTGGAGTAGTTGACCGGCAGCCTGAAGCTGGGCACAAAGCCGTTGATGCAGAAGCTCTGGGCGGTCAGGTCGTACCAGAAGGGTTTCGGGCAGAAGAGCATGAAGTCCAGCACCGGGTAGGGGTGGATGCTCTTTGTGTAGGGGGTCTTGGAAAGCACAAAACGGCAGAAGAATTTATCCACAAGATACATTGTGCCGCTGGTGAAATAGGGCAGCTTTTCCAGCAGTAATTCCGCATCCGCATCGCCGTGGGAGCTGTGGCAGTGGATAACGAGTTCACGGCTCACCCCGGCCACGCTCTGGCACTCCACGCTCACGCCCACCTGGTTCACGCCCTGTGCGGTCTGCACGTCCACGTCTACGCCATTGATGGGGTCGAGGGAGTAGGGCGTGCCGTAAGCCCACCCGATGTCGAGAGTGGCCCCGGCATCCGTGACCAGCTGCAAATGGTCTTTTCTGAATGGCATTGTGGAGCCCTCCTTTCATCGTTTCTGGGCCTTGGCCCGGTCGGCTTCCCAGCGTGCTTCCCGCTGGAGGTCTGCCGCCGTCTGGGCCTTGGAGTAGATATTTTGGATGATGTTGGTGTCACCCTCCCGGTGGTAGTTGTTGGCGGCTGCGGCCACCTGTGCCGTGCCGGATGCGGCCACAGACCGGCTGATGGCCATGTTGTCACTGAGGACAAGGCTGTTGGCCTGCCGCACCATCTCGGCCAGCTTGCTGTTTGCGGCCAGCAGGGCCTCGGTGTTGGCCTCCACAGCGTCGGTCAGGTCTTTGTCCGGGGTGGGGGCCGTCGGCGTGGTGGAGCCGGGTTTTGTGCCTGTGGTGGTCTTGGCGATGTCATCCAAACTGCGCTCCAACTTTGTCTGAACCCCGTCCACATAGGTGGTCACGGTCTTGTAGGAGCGCTCCACGCCGTCCACCAGCTTGGTACCCGCCTCGGTGACGGTCTTGGTCACCCTCTGGGTGATCTTGCCGGTCTCATCCTGCAGCTTCTCGGTGAGCACCTTGGTGGTCACGGTGCTGCCGTCTGCTCTGGTGGTCTTGCTGGTGTCGGTCATGCTCTCGATGACCTTCTGGGAGTTGGTAGAAGTGCCGGAGCTGCTGGGGTTGTTGATGGCCTCCTGCTGTTTCTTCCGCGCCTCCTGCCGGGCCTTGCGGTCTGCGGCGATTTTATTGGCGTAGTCCCACGCCGGATTGGAGATGTAATCAATCGTACCACCGTAGAGCCACGCCACGGAGTTATACAGGCCGATGAGGCCGTTGATGAGGATGACAAAGCCCTCGATGCCCGCCGCCACGATGCGCATCAGGCCCTCGAAGATGTAGCTCATAAAGTCCTCAACACCCGCCCAGACATTCTGGAAAGCGTTGGCCACATCCTTGTTTTTGCCGGAGAAGTTCAGCAGGGCACCCACCAGCATCCCGATAAGGGATATGACAAAGAGGATGGGGTTGGCATCCATGGCCACGTTCAGGGCAGTCTGCCCGGCTGTGGCGCTGGCTGCGGCGGGCACGAACTGCGCCACCAGACCCATGGCCAGATTGGCGAGGTTCCCGAACACGCCGCCCAAAGCGCTGCCCAGCTGGTTGAGCGCCCCCATGGCCACGCTCTGGATCTGCGCCTGCTGTTCCTTGGTGCAGGCCTGCCAGAAGTAGGAAGCCGCCCACAGGCCCAGCTGCTCGAGGTCGCCATCCTTGAGGGCCGTTGCCAGCGTCTCGATGGCCCCCAGCGCATCTGTCTGGATGTCGGCCTGGATCTGCGCCCATCCCTCGTCCAGCTTGGTGCGGAACTGCTCCGTGAGCAGCTCACCCATGCTGCCGTACTGGGGCCCGGCATCCTCGATGGTCTTTGCCACGGTCTGGGTGCCGTCGGCGGCGATGGTGGTCACGGTCTTGACCGTGCGCTGCACGCCGTCGATGATTTCAGTGCCGGTGGCGGTGATCGTCTGTTCGACCTGTTCAGAACCGTCGGCCAGCAGTTTCGTGGTGGTCTCGGTGGTGGTCTTTACACCGTCTACGAGGGCGGTCTGGGTGTCCTTAGTGGTGGATACCACATCCCGGACTGCCTCGATGCTCTGGGTGACCTTCTGGCTGCCGTCCGCTGCCGTGGTGGTGATGGTTTTAACGTCCGAGAGAACCCCGTCCACCATCTGACGGCTGGTTTCGGTGACGGTCTGCTTCTGCTGTTTCGTGCCGTTTTTCAGGGTCTCATGGACCGTTTCGGTGGTACGGGTGACCCCGTTCTCAATCTGCGTGCTGGTGGAGGTAATGGAGTTCACTACCTCAGATGCAGCCTTTTTGGCGGAAGAACTGGCCTTTTTCGAGGATGCAGAAACAGCACTGGCCGCTTGCTCAGTGGTCTTTTGTGCAGCTTTGGCCTCCTCTTGCAGTTCCGTCCAGCTCTTGGTGCTGATGCCTTGCCCGGCCTGGGCTGCCTTGTGCCGTGCTTCCCGGTTGGCTTTGGAAGTGGCCGCTGCTGCCTGTGCATCCTTGTCTGCTTTGTAGTCATCGTAGCTGGAAAAGCCGGTATAACCATCCTTCCCGAGGAAGCTGTTCAGCTTGTAACTGAGCTTGTCCAGCCAGCCGATGGCCGCCCCAATGGCGCTCTTTGCGATGTTCGCCACAGCCTGAAAGGCCCCGTCCACGATGTTCCGGAAGGTCTCACTGGTCTGGTAGGCAGTCACAAGGGCCGCTGCCAGAGCAGCCAGAACAGAAACCACCAGCCCGACGGGGTTGGCTTTCAGTGTTTTGTTTAGGACTTCCTGTGCGATGGCCAGGCCGGTCGCACCATTTTGGGCCGCATCCTGTGCGGCGGCAAGGGCTGTGGTGGCTGCCGTCTGTACTACAGTGGCGGCAGAGGTGGCGGTCAGGTAGCCCTTGTAGGTCAGAAATGCCACGCCGACAGAGGTGACGACGGTGATGACCAGACCAATGGTGTCTTTTAGTTTGGCCAGCTTCTGGTCATCCTCCGTGATGGAGACCACCAGCTCGTTCGCCTTGACGATGAGGTCGCCGAGAGCCGAGAACAGGCCGTCAGTCAGTTTGCCGGTCAGGGCAGCCACGTTGTCCTGCAGGGTAGACAGCCGCCCGCGGAAGGTCTGGCTGGCTTCCAGCATA